AGTGCCTTGGTCACAGCAAGGTTCTCGCCGTGGTCGGCGTCGCCGCCCTGCCTGGTTCCGACAGCACCGCCCAGGCCGCCTATGCTGGCATTATGAGCTACGAGCAGAAGAAGTCCGCCCTTGAGTCCATCATCGGCGCTCCCATCAAGGCCATCGACTCCCTCGTTCCCATCGAGAGCATCGACAAGTCCGCAAAGACCTTCACCCGCAGTAATGTCAATGCCTTCGAGAAGGATGTCTGGGTGTTCGTCCCGGACGGCGAGATTGGCACGGTCAAGACGGTCGAACCTATCGCCATCGACGGCGGCAACTACGCCTCCTTCTACGGCGGCAAGCTGCTCGTCACCGTCGGTGTGGACTTCGTTAAGAAGTGCCAGAGCTACAACTCCGAAATGACCTCGCTGGTCGTTCCGGCTGTCCCGCAGTATATGTGGTATCTCTACCCGAACGCATAGTCCGGGGAGTTCTTTGAAACCATTGTAAGATAACCGAAGGAAGAAATGGCAAGCATATCAGCAAGTATGACGATGGTCGATTGGCTCAAGGACAAACTCGACCCCTTTGTTGACCTCACGGACGGATTCATCCTCGCGACCCTCCTGCATAGGGGCATCGACGATGATGAAACCACGGTCGCATCCGTGGACGAGCGGACCAGGGACCTCTGCCTCGCCGACGCTTACTTTTCTGCCGCCATTTCTTCCCAAAAGTCGGGTACGCAGGGAGAGTCCGACGGCGGCTGGACGCACTATGTAGCCATCAAGAATGTCATCAACCGCGATGCGCTCTTGAATATGGCCCGTTCGCTCTACGAGAAGTGGGGCGAGGTGCTTCCATCCACCGCGCCGAAAGTAGCACTTAAACCGCTCTACTGATGTATAACCCTCGTTGGCCCCATACCCTCAAGGTCGTGCAGGAATCCCTCGATTCGAGGGGTCGCCCCGTGACCGATGCGGACGGGAATCCCGTCGAGTCCGTGATGACCTTGCAGAAGGCGCGTTATGACTCGAATTGGAATCCGATCATCCGCTCCGGCAACCACATCACCGAATCCGTGACCGAGTTGCCGTGGGGGTATAGGACCGCGACGGGTGGCATCAAGGACAGCGGCGATGTGTTCAAGGCAGACTACAAGATTTCCACGCCACTCATCCTCACCCACATCCCCGAGGGGACGCTCGTCGAACTGACGGACTACGACAACACCTTTACGGCGGTAGTCAAGAAGCAGACGAGTTACAACTGGGGGACGAACCTGTGGCTGGACGCACCCGGAAACGCCAAGGATGTCGGAGCAGAGTAACAAGAAGGTAATCGCGGCGGCTTTCGCCCGTCTGCGGAAAGTCGAGCAGGAAGTGATGCTCGACGGGATGCAGCGGCTCGCGGAGGCGGGCATCGAATACCTCATCTCGGCCCACAACGACCACGCGGCGCTGATGCACCACACGCAGGAGGATGACACCCTCGCTTGGGCGCTTGCCCGGGACGGGAAGATTCTCCGCTCCGAGGCGCATCACGGCGGCGGTGACGACATCCCGGGCGATGCGACCGACAAGGCGCGGGCTATCGCGGAATCCACGAAGGGTTGGGCGGTAATCATCCTCTCCGATATGGAGGGGTGGTATCGTGAAGATTTGGAGATGGATTTCCTCGTAAGCGCCGCGAACGGCATCAAGAACAACTTTCATTCATTCTTCAAGAAGGTATGAGCAACAACTTCGACCAGACCGCACTCGAAAACGCCGTAGTGGACATTCTCTACAACGCGGGGGTTTCGCAAAATGTGTTCGTGAACAGGCCGCGTTCCTCGGAGCGTGACCTCGCGGACTTCGTGGTCTGCCGCATAACCGGCGGCATCCGCGACCGGGCTGCGCTCGGGGAGTGTACCTTCAACATCTCGCTCTTTGCGAAGGATGTTTCCAATATGAAGAACGGGACGAAGTTGTCCGTACTCCAGAGCCGCCTCCGGGCCGCCCTGCCGTATGAGGTCGGGGCAATCGTATTCAAGCCCTACACCTTCAATGTCATCGGCGACGCGCCTGACGGCAACGGCTATCACGCAAGGGTTGTCAACATCCAAGCATTTATCAAAATAGCATAATACTATGGCAACTATCTCCAGTGCAATCCTCACCGACCTCAACACGGGTAATGCCGTGCTGAAGCTCATCCCGTACACCGCTGGTGGCGTCAACCTCGCCGCCGCTGCGGGCATCGACTTCTCCTCTGCCGACGAGATTTTCACCCTCGAAAACTCGTTCCAGATTAGCAAGGACGACCCCTCGTTCACCTCGACCAAGATTGACCAGAAGCACAAGGTCATCGAGTCCGCGGTTCAGGCGGGCGACAACTACACGATGACGGGCAACATCCCGTCCATCGCCGTCGCGCTGCTCGACCTCGGTTTCGAGTCCGTGACCGAGGCGGTCAAGGTCATCGACGGGACGGATCAGTACACCTCCACCGCCGCGCACAAGCTCGGTGGCAAGGAGGCCGACTACACCGTCCTCGCCCGTTCGCAGAGCGGCAACTCCGCGATGCTGTTCGCCCGTGTGCGTTTCGTGTTCAGCGAGCCGCAGCACGACGACAACACCACGCCGACCTATGTGAAGTTCAACGCGGCGATTCTCCCCAACGAGAACACCTCCGGCGACTTCGTGGCCCTGCCGACGCATACGGTCGTATCGAACGGTTAGTCAGCGGACACACACAACCTAACCTTGGGGCGGGGTATGATGCCCTGCCCCTTTTTTAAATCCGACACCAAATGAAACAACCATCGTTAGAATCAAGAGCAGAGTTCGGTTCTATTATGAACAACCTCCCCACCTCCGTTACGATACCCGGGCGCAAGCGTCCCGTGAAGGTCTATTGGCTCAAGCCCTATACCCTTGAGCGGCTGACGCGGGTGTGGCTGGAGCGCGACCTCGCCTCTGCATCCGTGCGTGACGGCGAGGGCATCGCAAAAGACCTGCTCAAAGAGCCGTATTTCGCCTTCAAGGAGGCGGCGCTCATCCTGCTCAACCACGACATCAAGATACGGCTTTTCTACCCCCTGTTCTGGCGTTATCTGGCGCATCGGTACTCCGAGGAGCAGATAGCCCCGATAGTGGTTGAGGGTAAAAAAAAACTACCGCTGGCGGCACACTACGAGATTATGGCGTTCTCGCTGGATATGAGGACGGATATGATAAAGATGACGAAAATGGAAGCCGAGCAGTACCAAGCCGAACGGCTCTCGGCGCTGAAAGCGCTTTCGTCAAAGACTTCCCCGCTTATGGGACTCCTCGGTGGCGTCTTGGGCGTTGGGAAAGGAACTTCGGGTACAGGTGCATCCTCACCTGCGCCCAGATAGAACTGATGCAGTCCGACCTGCCGCACACCCTCTACAAGCGGAGCGGAAAGGCGGGCGCGAAACCGGGGAAGGCACCCGTCCGCAAGGGCGACCCCGCGTTCGAGATGCAGCGCAAGGCATACGAGAAGAAACTCGCACGGCTCAAGGCGCAGTCCGAGGGGGAAGCCCCCTACACTATGGAAGAAATTTTTAGATAGCGCGATATATGAACGGGAACATCGACAACCTGAACTTCGAGGTCATCCTTGGCGACAAGAAGTTCAACGAGCAGATTGACAAGGACATCAAGCAGGCGGAGAAACTGAACGCCCGCCTGACCTCCGTGCTTAACCTCAAGCGGCAGGTGAGCAAGGAGTATGTCACGCAGGCGGTCAATCTCGAAAAGGTCAACCAGGCGCAGGCAAAGACCAACGCCGCGACCGCCAAGGCCGCCGTGCAGGAGGAGAAACTGCGCCGCGAGAAGGAAAAGACGAACAAGACCATCCATTCGTCCAACAACCTCCTGCGCACCTTCTCGCAACTGACCGGCGTCGCGTTCTCGGTTGTCGGTGCGAGGCGGTTCCTCTCCACGCTCGTCGAGGTGACGGGGCAGTTCGAGGTGCAGAAGATGGCCCTGCGGAATATGCTCCAAGACATCGACGGCGCTGACAGGATTTTCCAAGACCTCTACGAGTTTTCGAGCAGGTCCACCTACCGATTCTCGGAACTCGCCAAGTACGCCAAGCAGCTCGCCGCGTTCAACATCGACCAAGAGAGCCTGCTCGACACTACCAAGATGCTCGGCGATGTGGCTTCCGGCGTCGGTGTTTCGATGGATCGCATCATCCTCGCCTACGGACACGTCAAGTCCTCTGGATTCCTGCGGGGCATCCAGCTCCGTTCTTTCTCGCAGAACGGCGTTCCTGTGCTTGAGGAACTTGCGAAGATACTCACGGAGGTCGAGGGCCGTGCGGTGTCGCTCGGCGATGTGTTCGACA